GTGCTTGGCTTGCCGAGTACAGTGCAGGCGAGATCGACAGAGTTGCGGTTGACGAACCGGTAGCAGCTGCAGTTACGGTGAACTGTTGCAACGAACCGGTGGACTCGCGAGTTTGTGGGTTGACAGCGTTAACACCAGCGATGGTGAACACGTCGCCGACGTTCCAAGTCTTGCTCGAGCCAGTAAAGCTGATTGGCAGAGTGGACTGACCTTCGGTCGTGACAGTCGAAGTCACGGTGATCGAAGTACCCCAGTCACCGTTGGTGTGTTGCTTGATCGACTGAGACATGTTGACTTCGTCGAAGCCCAGCACGCCCATGCCCATCATGCCGTTCTTGAACTGGCGGCTGATGGTGTCGGTTGGGTTGAACAGACCTTTCATGCCCTCAACCAGACCAGCGTTAGCCGCTGGGTTAACGGTTGCATAGCGTGGCGCCATCACAGCAGCGTTTTCGTTCAGCTTCTGCTGAGCTTGCAACAGAACGAGCGAAGTCGATGGGGTGGTGCCTGGGGTGCCGACCGAGTTGAACACATTTTTGTATGCGTTAGCAACGTCTGCATCGATGCTGGAAGCCAGCTGCGAAATACGAGGCTTCAATACACGCTCTGCAAAGTCATCCAACTGCATGGTGAGTTCGGCGGAGGTGAAGTTCACACCGATGTGCTTTTGCGAAGCAACAGTCAGGGTGGTGAACTGTTCGTTGTCGTCCTGCACTTGCAGCGCGGCGCCGTCAGTCACCAGAGCGCGGTCTGGTAAACGGATACGCAGTGTAGAACCGATTTTTGCGCCTTCAACGGCGAAAGAATCGTCGTACTGACGATTGACGTTACGAGTGAGCACCAGGTTGTTCTCGAGGATTTCGAGAGCCTTACGGGTGATCATGTCGATGGTAAGAATCGAGTTTGCCATGATTTATGTCCTAAAAAAGTTAGCGATTACGTTGAGCTTCCCACTTCTTCATTTGGCGCTGGCGCTCCGCCTCAATCCACTCCGACGTGCTCATGTTTTTGATTGAGCGTGGGTCAGTTGTGTCATAAGACGGCGATCCAGAGCCTCTACCCGATATAGGTGCTATCGGCGGTGGGGCGCTAGTCGTTTTCTTTAAAACCGGCTCAGAAGCAATTTTTGCTTCAATTCGGCCAATTTCTTTAGCCTGTAAGATAGGCGAATTCAGTGCGGCAATCCGCGCGGCTTCTTTCGGATTTGAACCCAAGTAATACGCAATATCAGGGCCAATATCCGATGCTTGAATCGTCTCAGCCATCGCGTTAGAGATTGGCAGCTTTGGGTTGTAGGCGACTTGTTCAAAGTCGTCATACTTACCTCGAGCCTCTTCTTCCCTATCGTGATACGCCTCAAGCAGATCCATCTTCTGCCGTTCGAGTTCACGCTTGGCCAGCAGCTCTTCAGCTTTACGCGTTGCTAGTGCATCGGCATACGCATCAACGGAATCAAACTGTTCTGGCGGCGGTAACTCTGCAGGCGCAGGTGCTGTTTGCACTTTGCGACTCTGCTCGCGTTCCCACTTCCTTTGCTCTCTTGCAAGCCGTTTGCCTACGATGGCATCCAATTCTTCTTGTGTGAAGGTCTTGGTCTGCTGCTCGTTTGGCTGGTCATTCTCCGGCGCTAGTGTTTCTTCAGCTACAGGCTCTGCCGTCGGTGCCTGTTCTGGCGCGGGTGAATCCGCTAACTGATTTTGAAGCTCGTCTGACATTGTCGATTCCTAAAGAATCCCTGACGTACCGCGTCAGTTCGGTTTGGGGAGAATTTACTCCCAAATTACTGTTGCAGCAACTGTTCCGCTAATTACTACATAAATTCCGTTTTTGGCGTACGCCCCGTCCAGCGGCAGCAGGTACGATGTTGCTGCCGTTGGGGTGAACACGCCTAGAATAGTGGTGGTAGTCGTTGCGGCTGCCGAGTCGTAGACCGTGATGGTCGGCGTGCTCGATGCGGCGCTGACAAAGATGCCTTTCAGCTTACCGGCCATCGGCTTGATGTTGGCAGACGCAGTGATGTAGGTGTAATTGGCCATGATTTACCTCAAGCAAGAAACTTCAATTTGTAAATCGTGGACAAGTACAGCCCAACGATCTCATCAATAATGTTTTGTAGCGGGCTGTCCGCCTTATCGACGACCTTGTACCGCATCTCTTCGATTTCTTCAAGCTGGTCTTGCAAAAACTCCAAGATGTTGCCCGGCTTTTTGGTCGACTGTAGCGAAATGGCGCCAATCAGCCCGTGACGGCCTTGGTAGGCTTCCGCAAACTTGTCCGCTAAATCAACAATATCATTGTAGAAACGGCGTAACGCCTTGTGTTTAGCATAGCTGCGGGTGTTCAAATGCACCGAATGAGCCACATCGCGGCCCAAAAACAGGATGCCTACAAAGTTTGCGCAGCTCATAGTCGTGGTTCCTCGGGCGGCATATTTAGCATTTCGGGTGGCATTTCGCCCATTTCCGGTGGCATCATGCCCATTTCCGGTGGCATTTGTTGCATATCAGGGGGCATCATGCCCATTTCCTCGCCCATCATGGGCATTTCGCCCGGCAACTCTAGCCCACCCTCGCTCATCGCCAAGTCGCCGGTGCTCATAATGTCGCGCAGAGTCTGCATGACAACGTCTTGCACCTGATCGGGCGACATGGCGGCGCCAACAGCCGACAGACGCTGTGTTTCGGCTTGGTACGCCTTGATCTCGGCTTCGAAGTTCTTGCGCTCCATATCCTGCACCTCGACCGACTGGCCGACGTTCTGCAGCATTTGTTGCATTTGCTGCAGCTCTTGGCCCATCGCTTCCATCTGCTGCTTGGCCATCTGCATCTCGGGCGACTCGTCGCTGCCTTCCAGAATCTTCGGATCGATGATCTTGGCAAAGCGTGCTGCCATCTCCTGCGCGCCAGGCCAGTCCATGTTCTTGATGAACAAGTCGCCTGCCACGCTCCAGAGCTGCGGGTTGCTTTGTAAGATCATGCCCATTGCATCCAGTGCTTCCTGACGCTTGGTCAGATAGGACGGGCCAGTAGTCACCACCACGTCGTACTTACCGACGCCGGGGTTGTAAATCTTATCGATGACGATGTCGTTCTGGTCGCGAATTTCTTTGACCGCTTCTTGTTGCATCGGGTCGAGCTTGACCATGTCGGTGTCGCCGTCGACACCAATAATGCGCGCGATGCGCTGGGTGTCGTAAATCTTCGGGATCAGGTCAACAATTTGACGGGTAACGTGCCTAATAGCCCGCGCCAGATTGTCCACGTAATGATAAGTGCCAGTATCAGACTGACGCTCGCGCGCCATAATCGCTTTGCCGGATCGCTCGTTAGACGTTGCGCCCAAGCTCGTATCGTACTGGCCAGTCGTTGACTTGATATCATCAGACGCCCCCATCTTGGCTTGGATCAGCCCTGTCTGCGGCAGTGGCGGTGCGGCGCGCTGCGGTAGCGGCAGCACGGCACCCGAACCATCCGTCACGTCGGGGTTGACCTCCAGATACGGCCAGTTCTGCGTGTTGGCCGTCTTCCACTGCATCTCATAGCCTTCAAACTGGCCGCCATACCCAATAAACGGTGCCTTGGGTGCCAGGGCCAGCATTTCGGCTTCTTGGCTTGTCCAGTAGTTGTACATGCGCTGGGCATCCTTGGCGTTACGCACCAGACCCGACACGTACAGCTTACCGTCAACTTCAAATTCGTTACCGATGACACGAACCACCGGAATCCAGTGGCCTGCCCAGTCGTTCGACTCAAGCATCTCGTAGCCGTTGGTCTTGCACCACTTGACCCGCTTGGCATTCACTTCGCGGGTGCGGATAGGCTTGATGCCCATCTGCTTCATCTGCTTGGCCTCGGGCGAACCCTCGAACGCCGTGATGTTGCCGGGGTACAAATGCAGCGTGGCTTTGTCGTACTCGATGTAGTAATACTCAGCAATCCTCACGGTGTCCTGGTTGATCCAGACCGAGATCGACTGGTCGCCCACGCCTTGCGCCTGTAGCGTCGAGAGCGGGCTGGCGTCTGGGAACATGCGCTCGTAGTCGGAACGCTGCAAATCTTCAGTAATGAAGCACCACTTGGCATCCGCGCCGCACGGGTCTTGGATGGTTGGATCCATGTAGACCGAGAAGCTGTTGCGGATACGTGCGATCTTGATGTCTTGATCAAACGTGTCGTCGTCGCAGTATTCCGTCAGGATGCGGATGTACCCTTCGCCGTAGCTGACTTGGTTCTCGCAGGCGGTGTCGTAGGCGACGTCGGCGTCCGAGATGTACTCGATGTGCCTGACCATGCCGTTGTAGATTTCGGCAACTTCAGGGTCGGCGCGGTCGTCAGCGGGTATAACTTTGCCGCTCGGACGGTTTTGTCTTTGGTCATTGGTGACCTGCCGTACGTGCTGGGGCAGCTTGTTGATCGTCAGCGTCGGGCGGGCGTTGATGGTCTGCCCTTGCACGGCGCCACGCGTTGCCAACACGTCCGCTGGCCACTGCCAGTGGTTATCAGGTGAGCCTGCATAGAAGCGCAGGTCGTCTAGTTCATCTTCTCGGCTCTCAGACAGCGCAGAAATGGCCATAGTTAGCCGTTTTCGCATGGTCGACAGCACGTCCTGCGTGTCTTTCTTCATGTCGTCTGATGGCGGGTTTCCGCCAATATCAGCGACTTTTGCTGCCTTATTTATGCCGGTGTAGTCCATTTATTTCGTCTTTTTGGCGGGTTTTGCCGCTGCCCGCTTGGTTGCGTACGCGATTGCGACTGCCTGTTTGACCGGCTTGCCGCTCTTGACCTCGGTACGGATGTTCTGTTTGAAGGCTTTTTCCGATTTTGACTTCATCAGCGGCATGTTACTTCCCCTTCTTCGCCGTTTTGGCCGATTGCTTGAACGCTTTAGCCGTCGGTGCGCCAGCAGCGCCCGGTTTACGCATCTTTTCGCCGCTTCCAGCCTTGATGCGCTCGCGTTTAGCGTGAATTGCAGCGTACAGTCCTGGGTCGCCTGGCTTTTTCATCCGCATTTCCACCTTTTCAATGACGCTTTGGCACGTTCGCCATCCTTTGCCTTCGCCGCTACGGCAGACATTCTTGCGCAAAACGACTTTTTACGTCCTTCATCCGCTTTCGTCTTCGGGCTGGGCGCAGGCGGCTTCAGATTCGACCCCGTCTCGCGGTTGTACTTCTCACGTCCCTTGGCGGTCAGCCCCGCGCCCTTACTGACGGGCAGCTTCTCACCCCGTCCAACGCTTAGCGACACGCCTTTCTTAGCCATTACGCACCCATCCAGCCGGTTGCGGCTGCTACGCGGGGCGTGTAGCCATCACTGCGCCGTGCCGCACGCTCGTAACCTGACTCACGGCTGGCCACCGGGAACGCGAACGTCACCGCGAGGGCGTCTGCTGCATCCGGCGAGGCGAGGCCGCGTGACTTCATCTCTTTCTTGCCTTCCAAATAGATCGTACCCGACGAGTCGGGTTTCTTCATCGGGCCGGTCAAGTCCGCTTTCAACTGCCGATCATTCGGGATGCTGGCCGTCTTCAGCCACTCCTTCATCGCACCCCACATCTCGGCGCGCTTGTTACCCCACATGACCGGCTTACTGGACTTCCAGCCGAAGTTCACTCCCCGCACCTTGTATCGCTGTTCTTTTAACCTGTCAAGTATGCCGTAGCCAAGACCACCTTCGTCGATGATTGTCAGTGCTGGCCGGTACTCCTCGATGGCATCAATCACCCGTCCGACGGTCGTCATGGTGTCCTCGCCGTGGTAGCGTTTGATCGCGACTAAATCCCGTCCTTGCCGGACGACGATGACGGTTGCGTCCGCGCCGCCGCGAGCTGGGTCAACGCCGATAACAATTGGCGCCGTTTCGTCCTTGTAGCGTGGCCGATTGGCGGCGTCGTCGATAGCACTCGCACCAATAAACTGATCTTCGCCAGCCGATGGAAATTCACCGTAGACTTCAACCCGAGCCTGCGGCGAATCTTCGCCATACTCCGCAATGATCTGCTCATATATCTGCTTGTCCGTATCTTCGACTGTGCGTGAGTCGATGTTCTCCGTCTGCCAAAAGTTGCGCTTGGCGTGGAAACATTCGTAGAAGTAGCCTTGGTTACGCCGGGGGTTCGAGAACGCAAACCAATACCGGTCTAGGATTGGCTCCGTGAAGAAGCCCGCACCCACCGACCAGATCGCGTCGGGGATACCCGAGGCTTCGTCGAAGATCAGCATCATGCCGTCGTGGTTGTGGACACCCGCGTAGCTGTCGGGATTCTCTTCCGACCAAAGCTTGCCTTCTGCCGCCCAGTAGCGCGTACCCTTCTTCAAATCGCGCTCGACCAGTTCCGTCAGCCACTTGGCAGGCGTCAGCTTGGTTGCGCTGATCTCCCACCAGTGGTTGTTAATCACCATCGCTTGCCACTTAGTCAACTCACCCCAGGTCACTGACCGGAGCTGCGCCTCACTGTTGGCTGACACTATTACGGAGGATCCGATGCGAGTGGTCAGCATCCACAGCACTAACCAAGAGACTAGAGCCGACTTACCAATACCCCGGCCAGACGCGACCGCTGTGCGCAGGGCGTCCATGTCGACTTGACCTTTGTTGGTCTTGATGTGCGTGGCGATGCGTCGCAGTATCTTGCGCTGCCAGGTGCGCGGGCCTTTGAACTTGGCCAGCGGCGTGTTGGCTTGCCCCCAAGGGAAGGCGAACAGCACGAACGCCTCGGGGTCGTCGGCTATCTGTGGCGCCCATAGGCGCGCCATCAGTAGCTGTTCGCCCTCGGCGTCATAGATCGGCTGTTGTGCCATGTGTCAGTTTGGTGGGTAACGTGTGCGGTTGCTGTTCGGTGATCAGACCGTCGATCACGCGTTCCTGCGCCTGTTGCAGCGCCTGCGTGATGCTGATCCGGTTCGTGATGTCGACACTAATCTCTTGACGTGCTGTCCAGCCGTGGCTGTGCTGCAGTATAGCCAGCGCCGCCTTGCTGTCGCCAGCACGGGCAGCTTCGCGCAGGTGCATGGACGCCTCCATTTCGGAGTCAGCACGACCCTTCTGTTCTGCCATCGCAGCTACTGGATCCAACTCGCACAGCTGTCTGTATTCAGTAGGCAGCAATCCAGCCGCTAACGCCAGCGAGTCACCCTTCAGACCCAAAGCGGCGGCGTCATAGATCGCCTGGAGACGCGCCTCTGTCGCCTCCACTTTGCGTGGGGTGAACGGGATGGATTTGAACATGGCTTGATGGTAACGGATTTTTTTAAAAAAATAAAAAATTTTGTGCAACACCTCCGTGGTCGTGACCGGCTAGGCGCGGGCCCCCACCCCCCTCCCTCGAAGTTAGTGAGCACTTACTTACACGCAGCCAGGTTAGTGAGCACTTACTTACAAGTTAGTGAGCACTTACTTACAAGTTAGTGAGCGCTTACTAACAGTTGTTAGCCTGGCAAGTTAGTGAGTACTAACTAACATCTGTTAGTCATGTAGCCGACTAACACGAAGCGAGGGCCGAGGGCCCTTTTTCTGTTGTTTTTTTATATATAAATCTGTGGGTAACTTTTTTCTTGTCAAAATGCTATGTTAGTCATGTTAGTCATGTAGTCATGGAAATAAAATCGGAGCGCGCGCAGGTATGCGCACGTCATGGCATGGCATTATTGCCATATAAATATCAAAATAAAAGTTCTATAGGTTTAATCTAAAAAATGACTAACATGACTAACAAAAAGCAAAAAGCCGCTAGCCGCCTTGATTCTCACGTTAGTCATCACGCGCATTTTCATGGCTACAAATTAGCTAAATTCCGTTACAAATTGATGCAAAGTTAGTAACGCAAAATAGTGTAAAGAATTGTTTGACATTCTCTGATTTTGTGCTATTGTGTGCGGGTAGTAAATGATTGTCTTACAGATCAACTGATTAAATTTTAAGCACGGGAGCGAAAACAATGAACAAAGCACAAACAAAACAGCTGGAAAACGTAAAGCTATATATTGCAAATGACATGCGCGATACCGCAGCGCGCGCATTGTCCGCCATGATTCGCGCATCATTGGTGCGCAAAACCGCGCACGAATTGCACGCATTTGCAGTAGAGCATCAATTGCATGTCGAACCGGAATTCATTATCTAAACCTACCAGGCCCGCGCAAGCGGGCCGCCAGCGGAGCTCAGACCATGCTGAATAAAATTCTCGAAGTAATCGCAGCGCTTTTCATTGGCGCTTGGCTATACGTAATGCTCGTTTTTCTAATGTCATTCTAATAAATATTTGGGAGCAAATAACAATGAAAATTTCAGTTACTTCAAAACTTGACGGCGTGCGCTCATGGTCTTTACAAGCGCTCGAAACTTGCCCAGGATCAATTGCAGCGCCAGGCGTATTAGTCGACGCGTGCGCGGGATGCTATGCCACTACTGGAAACTATCGGTTCGAAAACGTCAAAGCGCCGCGGCGTCACAATAAAGAAGATTGGCAGCGCCTGGCGTGGGCCGATGATATGGTCAACGAATTAGCCCGCGATACGCATTTCCGCTGGTTTGATTCGGGCGACATGTATACCTTGGCGCTTGCTGAAAAGATTCTCGAAGTAATGAAGCGCACGCCATGGGTTAAGCATTGGCTGCCCACGCGCATGTATAAATTTCCGAAATTTCGGCAAGTATTGTCGGAAATGCAAGCGCTCAAAAACGTCTGCGTGCGCTTTTCTAGCGATTCAATTACTGGCGAATATACGCGCGGATTGCATGGCAGCGTCATCATCCCGACACCGAGCGATGCCAAGCGCGGTATGACACTTTGCGGCGCTTATGACAATGGCGGCGCTTGCGGCCCATGCCGCGCCTGTTATGACAAAAAGGTCAAGGTGATTGCCTACCCTGCACATGGCAAGAAAATGAACAAGGTGATCCGCATCAAATTGGCGGCATGATGAAAACAATTACGGCTAGATATGACGGATTCTGCGCGGCCACCGGCGCGCGCATATTGCCCGGGGATGTTATCCAGTGGGAGCGCGGCCGCTCGGTGCTATTGGAGCGCAAAGCGGCCCGTATCGACACTATCACGCTAGTGGGTGAACACGGGCCGCGCGATTATTACCGCAACGCACGCGGCCGCTGTATCGACGCGCCGTGCTGCGGTTGCTGCACTATTTAAACTTAAACGGAGGGTAAACAATGGCATATACACTGAAGCGCTCAATTAACGGATTAACGCATGATGATATCCGGCGGATATATGAGCAAAATCTCAATATGACACTCAAAGAACTGTCGAATTTGACCGGCTATGCAATACCGTATCTTAAAAAAATACTGATGGAGGGTTAAAAAATGAATCTATATCGCTTTGAATGCACCGTATGGGTGCGCGGTGAAAGTGAACAAGCCGCTTTTGATGAATTACATGCCGAAGCAAATTATCACTTTGGCCAAGATAATAACCTTGTCGCATTGGAAACGGACGGCGGCGAACTAGTAGAGGGGGGTTAAAACATGGGTAAATTAAAAGAAGCGCTCATCGGCGCTCAGGAAACGGCCGCGCTCACTGGCGCGAATGAAGCGCTACTCTGGCGCGCGCAAGCGGCCCTAGCGGCCGCGCTGTATAACATGGGCGAACCCGATGAGGGCCTGGCAAGCGCCGAGCACGCGCTGCAGCTGCTGAATACTTATCTGATGGAGGTGGAGCTATGCAAACAATAATTGTCGACGGAACAACCTATAAAGTGAAATTTGACCGAGACCCGATTGAATTAGCCAAAGCGGCCCGCAAACCTTATCGGCCGAAAAAGCCGAAAGATATCCGCAAATTCCCGTTCTGGACTGAATCGGTATCAACGGCCGAATACATTCACCGGTTCGACGTACTCAATTTTCTGCAGCCGGTCCAATACGCTGGCGCAAGCGCTAAAACGGCCGCGCAGTACGATCCGACAATTCCACTATGCGAGGTTTTCAATGATGACTAATACCGCTGCAGCGGCCGGATCCAGCGGCCGCCCATATCCGCACTACCTCGATCGCGTCGACGTACTGCTAGACGATACTTGGTGGTCTATTTGGGTTGATTTCGAGCCCGCTGATGCCTCTGTAGGGCTACCGGCTACCGCTTGGCTAGTACATGCCCATGTCGCCGAGCATTACGCCGATATCGCGGACTATCTGAGCGAATCGACAATCAAGCGCCTGGAAACGGAAGCGGCCGATTATCTATCGGGAGGCGACTGATGTTTGCGCTTTTAGGTTTATTGCTTGCGGCCGCACTTGCTATCGTGCTAGGTTTATAGCGCGCGCCATTCTCCCGCGCGTTTCACCCTTTGACCCGCCCTCCGGCGGGTTTTTCTTTACTTGACAAGCCGAACGGCGGCCGGAACCGGTACCTGTTCGACCATCCGCCTGAGCTCCGATTTTGTGGCCGTGTCGGCCAGCTCAGGGGCGGCGAATACATGCTTACGGGCGCTAAATTCCCGCGACATAAGCCGCCCCATGTCCACCCATCCGGCCTCTTTGAGCGCGTGTAGCAACGCCTGTTGAACCACCCTTGTACCCATCGGCGCGCCACCTTGTAAACGGTCACACAGGCTATAAAAGGGTGATGCGATCACGCCTGCGGAAAACTCACCCAGGCGGCGCTCGATCATCTCGACAAGGTACGATTCGGCCGTCGATCGGCCTTGCTCGATCATGATGACTTTCGCCTCGGTCAGCGGTGGCGCGGCGCCCGGATTGAATCGGCTCACGTCACGCGCATAGAGCACCTTGCATACGGCCTCAAGGCCGCCGGATGCGTACCAGTCCCAAAACGCCTTACCCTCGGGGTCAGGCATCCTCGGCGCGTCTGAATACGTCACGAACCAGCGCCGATCATCTGAGGGCAACGATAGCGGCGCACGCTCATTCGAGAACGCAAGCACGAACACGCGGTTCAAAATATCGTAAGGGTGTAAGCGCTTACGGTTGACCTGTAAGAACTCCGGCGGCGCAGCGATAATCGGCTTGAGATGGTTCTCGAGAGCGCGACGATCTCTCGCTTCGCTCTCACGCAGCTCCTCAAAAACCATAATCTCAGACTCAAGCGAATAGCCCCACTGCGACGTTATTTCCTCGTTCTTGAGGGTTTTTACGTTCGCTTTATTTGCGCCGCCTACGCCCCACAATAGCGGCTCCCAGAGGGTATCCTTACCTGACCCTGGGCGGCCAATATGCAGTACAGCGTGGTTAATCTTTTTGTTTGCATTTTGCAATTTGTACGCCATCACGTTTAGGACGTGCTCGCGCTCGAAATCGGTGGGGATTAACTTTTCTAAGTGATCAAACCAGCGTTGCGGGCTGCAGGTGCTAGTAGGTATTGCGGGGCGGCGGTTGACCCAGCGATTGCCATATACCTGCCCCTCACGCGATACCAGCACGCTCTCGCCAGCGGCGTAAGTAATTCCAGCGAGCGTTAAAGCGTTTTTAGCGTGGCGGTTTTCGTCGTAACAAACCGACGCCTCAATACGCCGCGAATTTTTGCCTGTCTTATGAATTGAATAACAGAGTACATGCCGGTACAAGGCGTTAAAACCTGTGCGGTCTATCTCATACCGCATTTCCATATCGAAAAATGAATCTTCATTCAAAATGTACGCAAAGCGGGAATACCAGTTTTCCTTCTCAACCCTATCCAGTTGCTTTTTCTCTACCTCGGCGATCACCTCGGCGCCCTTGTCAGGAAACGCTTCGGTCGGCTGCAGTTTGGCAAGCGTCTGATCCATCACGGCGGCGAGCAGCTCGTCACGCAAGCCTGGCGCGTGTTTCGGGCCGCCCTGCTCGGCGACCCAGTCGAGAAACGTGTGCGAGTCGAGCTCGAGGCAGTGCGAGTGCAGGCAGCAGTAGGCACGCATGGCGGGGTTGTAGCGGCCCTCGGGGTTGCCATCGGTGTGCTCGCCACTGTTCGGGCAGATGACGCCTGCCCAGCCCTGCGGATTCGGTTTGGATAGCAGCAAGCCCTGACCGGACAACCACGCCATCACGTCGTCAGCGCCATCGTCCGACAATCGGATCGGGCGCAGTGTCAGCGAGTCGGCAGGCGCAGGCGTCACGCCAAGCCCTGCGCAGAGCTCGGCCAGCGTGTACTCGCGCTCGGGATGGAACTCAACCAAGCGGGCCGCGAAGCGGTTCTTGTTCGGTTTTAGATTGATCGAGCCTGGTAGCCGGAAGTTGCGCACAGCGTTGCAGGCGCCGGGGTCGGTGTAACCAGCATCAGCCACCGCACGGATAGCTGCGGCGTACTCGCCCTTCGTCGGCTGCTCGGAGAACGTGTAGCCCCACTGGTACGAGCCCTCGGACGTCTCGATGATCCACGTCGGCGGCACGGTCGGGGTGTTCGGCGCCTTCTCGGGGTCACCCACGTCATCCAGCACCATCACGAGCACGTACTCGCAATTCGCTGCGGACGCGCTCACATGGCCGTTATCGAAACGGTCGATGATGAACGACGCCGTGTTGCCGTAGATGGCCCAATCGGGTTTGATGTTGTGGCTTGGCAGATACGCAGGCCACGTACACTTGATGGCGCCGTCGGCGTGGAACTGCAGCTCGCCAGCTTTCAATTGTGGCTTTTGGCGCACAATCAGCGCCGTCTCGCCTTCGGGTGCTAATTTCTGATAGTATTCAATAAAATCCATTGCAGTCCTTGTAGTTGAAGAAGCCACCCCGCCAGGTGGCTTTTTTATTTGCCGTAACGCGTCATTGTCTCTACTTCTGCCGACAATGGCAGACCAGCCGCCCAATCAGGCGGCGTGCACATCACTTGTTGCAGGGTATTGGGTGCATCAGGATTGGCCGTCTCCAGAACGATCTCATCATGTACGTGCAGCACTACATCATCCAGCTGGCGTAAAGCGTGCCGCAGCAGATCGTTGGCGACTGCTTGCGTAATATTCTCACAGGCAAGCCCACGCCACAAGCGAGCACGCGGCCATTCCTTCGCATCCGCTGCAGGTTTCCATGCTGCCTTCACATATGTGATCTCATCACCCTCGAACTTAGCAAATGGATAGCACAGCACGCGCCCCGATGGCAGCGCGTACCAGAGGTGCTGGCCGCTGTACAGGTACGTGACCCGCCCCGCTGAGAACTCGCGCCCAGGGTTGCGCAGCGCCCGCGTGTACGCCTCCTCGAGCTTGGCCCAGTAGCGCACCGCCCACGCGTTCGAGCGGCGCCAAGCGTCGACAATCCGACGGGCATCCGACTCCGGCATGATGACGCCGTAGTTGCGGCCCATCGCCGCAAACGCACCGACCGAACCACCGAAGCCAAGCGAGAGAATCGCGACCTTGCCGATCTGGCGCTGCTCCTTGTCGACGCTATCCTCGGCCACGCGGTAGATACCGGCGGCTTCACGCTTATAGATGTCGCGGCCATCACGAAAGACCTGCAGCACGTCATCAGCCTGCGGGTCGGCGGACGCCCACGCGGTGACGCGGGCCTCGACAGCAGACCAATCAGCGACAACGAATTGTTTACCGGGCGCAGGAATCAGTGCGGGCCGGAGCATTCCCTTGAGAACATCAGTAACGCGTTTTCCAAATCTTGGGGTGATGCTGTGGCCTCTGACCATAGCGTGCCGTACATCATCGGGCTCTGCTGCACACTTTCGGGTGAAGTTGTGGACTTGAGCGCCATAGCTTGACGCGCGCCCAGTGGCCGAACCTCCTGCGAAGACAAATGCACCTCGTACACGGTGATCAACTTCGTCAGCCAGCTCGCCAAGGCGGCTGAACTTCGCAACCGACGACGCCCAGAGATCGTCGGCACATTGAATGACGTCCGCAACATGGGTCG